AACCTTTTTTATCCATATAAAGATTTCTAGCTTCATCTTCATACTCTATCCCATGTTTCATAAACTCGTTCATAAATATCTTTACAGGCTTACCTGTCAGTATTTCTGTAATCAAATGTGTTCTATACTTTCTTTTATATTGGCTTTCACCATTCTTAACCTTTACAACCACATCATCTATCTTACTCGCAGTTACCTTGCCTAATCTTGCTTGAAACCACTCGTCTGTACGTTGTTCCATTATTCTTTATCCTCATTTACTTTTTTAATAAAAGGGGTACATAAATCTCTTTCAGTCTTGTTTAACGTATTAAAATACTTTCTGGCACCATCTATACCTTCTTCCTTAAATATGTTCTCTATACGCTCTAGCACATCTCCTTCAGGCAAATCTTCGCCTTGATAGATATACAAACCTAATCCATGCAATGCTATAGCTTTTGCTAAACATCTTTGCATAGCTGTATTCAAGTGCATTGAATTTGGGTTTTTAATAGCTTGGTTTTTAAAGTCTAGTACAGGTAATTGTGCAGTCATCTCTTTCCCAAATGCTTTTACAGTACAAAACACCATTATACTTCCATCAGGCAATGTCATAGGTTCTGCATAAGTCCATGTTGCTGATTCATCATGTTGCAATAAAGTATCAACAGCCCAAGCCCAAGAAAGATACGTAAATTTACCTTTTTTTTCTGTATGGTCTGAAACATCTACTTTTCTTATATCTTTATATTTACTCATAATGATTCCTTATATGCTTTATTAAACTTCTTAATCTCTGCAAAAATGTCAAACTCACCCCTACAGGCTTGTTGTAAGTCTTGAATACGCTTACGCTCTTCTGCTTTTTCTAGCTCTAGGTATAGTTCTCGGAGTTCTTCTTGTTGTTCTATGTCTTGAATGTTAGATTCAAGTGCATATTGATTTGATTTACTCATGGTATCTTCCTTCTTCTTAAAGGTTAATAAAAATGTTACTAGGTATTACTTTACTACTGTAAATTTATTTTGTCAATACTTTATTTGCTTTGTCAAAACCACTTGATTTAAATACTCTACCATCTTTGCTAGTCGCTTTGTATTCAAAGTTTCCAAAAGTGCGTTTAAACTCTTTTAATACTTCGTTTATAGTCATAATGGTCGCTCCTTGTAAGTTAATGTTTTAATGTCAAACCAAAAACCAAATGTACCTTCATAAGTATGGTTCCGTTGCTTTTGCACCATCATTAAAGCAGTACATTCATTCTTTCTATCCTCTGGCAAATCACCTGTCATTGCTAACTGCTCATGCTCTTTGTTACGCCATAAACATAAAATGTTATCTACCAAGTTTCTAATATGACTACTACCTAAAATATGTGTAGCATCTGGTAATGTGCTTTCATCTGTCTTTTTAGTATGACAAACCAAAAAAACGTGTATACCTAAATCTCTTGCTATCACACTTAATCTATTTACAAACTTTTTCTGTGCTCCATAGTCCTCTTCTGATATGCTATCTATCTTCATCAAACTATCAATCACAAACACATCACAACCTAATACTTGCTTACCATAGTGCAGACTTGCAAACAGGTCTTTATCAGTAGTAGTACCTTGTTGGTCATAAATATATAATTTTTCTTTGTACTTGTCGCAGAAATCTTTTATGCCATCATCTGTTGGGTTGTTTAAACCTACTTGTGATAACATTCTTGAAATCTGTATGACAGGTCGCATTTCCATACTCGCTACTAATACTTTGGTATAGTTCATAACGTGTAACAAAATCTGCGATAAAATCATACTTTTACCACTACCACTACTGCCTGTAATACAAGTAGTTTCACCCTTACGAATCATAAAATCAGGGCTAGTTTTTGTCCAACCTAATGGATAGCCACTATTTTTTTCTTGTCGGTAATACTTAATTACATCATCATACATGTCATCAGTAGATTTAATTTTAAAATCTTCTTTATCCTCGTAGTAACCTTCTGATATTAACTCTTGTCTAGTTATCGTTAATTGCCCTACAACCTCGCCTACATTCATACAACCCCCTTCGGTATTAAACTTTGTACCTTACCTGTATCATTCCAACGCTCTTGATTTAAAATAGTTTCAGGTGCTGGATTAAAACCTTCTTTCCATTGTTTCGTTTTCACCATCATGCTTGTCCATTTCATAATGTCTTTAGATACTTTGTCTAATTTTTTTGCTTTCCATTTTTCTATACAACCTTTCTTATTTACTTTTCTGTTATCAGGTAATGCTAACCACCATTTATCAAAGTCATTAGCTGTGCCTTTAGACTTAATAAGTGTTGGCGTTGCTGTTATTACTATACTCTGCTCTTCTATACTCTTCTCTAGTATAGAGTTTGTATATACCTCGTCTATACCATTATCAGAATAGTCTATCCAATCCTTTAATTTGTCTAGTATTTTTACCATTACTTTTGTTTCTTTACGCAACCTAAAAGCTATTTCTTTTGGTTCAGGTAAAATGCCTTGCGTTTCACTAGCTAGACACCAAATTTCTAGTAATGTAGCTTTTTCCTCATAAGAAAGTTCATGCCATTCCATGCTGTTTAAAAGGTCAGCACCATACAACTTAAACCATGTCATCTTTTTCTGGTACTTTGGATTCTTTGGTTTATAGTGTTGAAACTTATCCCAATTTTTAACTTTCATTATTATCCTTTTTATGTTTAAACGCTTTTATTTATAATGTCTGCAATCTCATACTGTCTTAATTTTGGTATGCGATTCTCCCTAAACCATACACTTACTGCTTGTCTTGATACGTTTAACTGCCTTGCTAAATCTGATTGATTCTCAAATTTTTCCATAACTTTTTGTAATGTCATTGTTTCCATTTCTACTCCGTAAATATTAATTGAATGTCTATTCTAATTGCTACATTACTGTATGTCAACAAATCTTTAAGCGTTCTCCTTTTTAATTAAATAATTCCAAGCCTTTTCTATATCCTCTTGTTTAAACCCCATCTCCTCTATCATATCTTTCTCGTCTTCCATATATGTAGAATCGTGGCTCATCATTAATGCCTCATGGTCAGTCGTAAATGGCTCTTCCCATGTCTTACAATTTTCTTTGGCACACCAAACTATCCAATCAGCTATTTCTTTTACTTTTTTAGAAGTCATCATGCGTTCTCCTCATCATCAGCGTTACGTTCATGTCTAGGGTCATTCTCTTCTATTTCCCTACGTTCTGCTTCTATCTCGTCTTCATCTCCGAAGTAATCTCCTGATTGTTTCTCATTCATCTTCACTCTCCTTATAGTTTTTAATGTCAAGTTCTTTTTCTATCATTTTTTATTTCTCCTCATTTGTCATTAAATTTTACATCTGCGGATAATATTATCATTCTGTCTCTATTCGGTTTATTTCCGAATAAAGTTACATCATAACCCCTGTTATTCCATTCTTCATGGGCTAAATATTTAATAATACATGATTGCATTTTGTCAGATAACTGATACCACGATTCATAAGTGGTACTATCTTTAAAAGTTTTTTGCTCTCTGACATTTGCATGCGGTATGTCATCTTTAAATTGTACTTTTATTGTCATTTTCATCTTCACTCTCCTTTTTATAATTTTTATTAATGTAAATACATAATGACACATAAAATAATTATGTCAACCCCTTGACAAGATATATTTACGTGCTATGATTTTTTTTATGGTACTAAATCGTACTAAATTAAATAAAGGAATTGTTATGGATATGAAAGAATTAGCAAATCATATTGTAAGTGATGTTAGAGGTAATAATCCTAATGCTACACCTGAAGATGTTGTTGCAAGACTTGAAAATTTAGGTTTTGTTTCAGAGTTTGCTTCTGAATTAGTAGCTAATTATAATAACCAATAATTTAATAAAGGGTTTAAACGCCCTTTATTTTTTATTTTTTTAAGGATTATTTTTTTATGGGAAAGTTTTTAGTAACTGAAATTTTAGTAAATGAATCAGGTAAAGAAACAAAATTACAATGGGACTATCACGATAGATACCCAACAGCAAAAGAAAAAAGAGCAACAAGAAACTATTTAAAGAATGAGAATATTAAATTAAGACTTGACAAAAAGAATTGACATGCTATAGTTAAATTACATTAATAAAAAATTTAAAAGGAGCGTTTAAACATGAAATCATTATTATTTGAATTATTAGATAAAGCAACAAAAAGCGATATGGAATTTTTAATTTGTGATAATCAAGATGGAGCTGTTTTTTTGTCGCAAAGAAAAAAAGCAACAGAAAAACAAATACAAAAAATGTATAAAACTTGGGATATTGCAGAATGTTTTATTTTATTTCCTTCTAATAATATTAAAATAAAAGAAGTAAAAGATAATTTTGAGCAAGAAATAAAATTTGTAGATTTTGATACATTTAAAGGAAAATATCTTTTATGGACTGAATTAAGCGAAAAAGAAAATAGAATTTCTGATGGCTCATCTAGTTTATGGGAAATTTTAGGTTTAGATAAATTAAGAGATGAATGGGCAAATTTTTATAAGTATTTATAATTATTTTTTTTATTTTTTTTATTTTTTTATGGCAAATTTTTTTATTCATTTTCTTTGCCATAATTAAAAATTATTAGTTTTTTTATTCCTTTTAAGTTAGCTAATAATTTTATTAGGGAGTTTAAACGCTCCCTATTTTTTTGGTTTAAATAAACTGTTTAAACATAGTTTTATTTATTTATATAATATTGTAAATAATACTTGACAAGATAATAAGAACATATATAATTTTAATTGTAAGTTAAATTAATTTTAAAAGGGGTTATAAAATGAGTCAATATCCAATATGGAATAAAATTCAAGCGTGTATATATAAAAGTGCAAAGTCTTACGGAGTAAAAGAAGACGGACAGAATGAAATATTAATAGGCACAAGTAGTAGCAATTCGCATAGTTTTGTTAAAACTAGAGTAACTCATAAAAAACATGATGATGGGACGAGAACATATCATTTTTATATTGATGACATATTAATTAAAAAAGCTACTTTAAAAGGCAATGATTTAAATATGACAGAATCTAAAATAAAAGCATTAAATTAATTTTTATTTTTTTGT